AGAACCGTAAGCCGAAGATGTGGAGAGACAAGATTGACTTTGATCTCACTGTGCCTTTCAATATCAATATGGAAGAAAAGGATGTCAATACCCTTTAGGAGATAAGTAATGGCCACCAAGAAGAAACGCAGCACCATTAAAAGCCGGAAGGAAGAGATCAGAGCGGTGTCCAAGCGCAGACAACGGTTTGAATTTCAGTCGGATGTTTCTGCCGATATCGGTAAGGCTCTGAGTGGTTTCAAGGAAGGTATTGAGAGTGGAGGTGGTGGTGCTGGGATCCTTAAGCGAATCGGTAAGGTTTTAAAGAGAGGCAAGGGAGCCAAGCGCGGATTAAGGAAGAGCAAGGCAGAGCAAGCTGATATTGCTCGCGAGAGGGTAGCTGCAAAGCGTAGAGCTGCAAAGAAGCGCAAGGATACTGGAGTTTCATTCGCTACCAAGGAGACACTGACTGATCTCAAGAGGGCGCAGAAGGCGCTCAAGACCGCCACTGGGGCTGAGAAGAAAAAGGCGCTCCAAACAATACAGAGGAATCTGGGGAGTAAGGTTGCTGCCCAGCTGGGAAGGAAGTCTGTCGGTAAGGTAGGGGGTAAGGGCGTGGCTGGTGGCAAGCAAGCTGGTAAGACACCTGGCCAAGAGCGTGTCGGCAGGGCGTTCAAGAGGGGAGCCATAAGGAAAAGCGAAGCCCAGAGAAAGGCGAAGTTTGGTGGATTCAAGAACGCAGCTGAGCAACAGAAGTCCAAGGATAATATAAAGGCTCTGAGAGCAAGGAGCAAGGCGAGTGTAAAGGCGAATGTAGCAGATCGTAAGGCGTTGGGCAAGAGGCTTGAAGCACAAACAAAAGCCGAACAGCTACGCATTCAAGGTCTGGCAAAGGCAAAGGCGCGAGCAAAGGCCATTAAGGCTGACCAGAAGGCAGGTCAGGCTGGTATTGCTGCAGCCAAAAAGCGTAGGATACAAAACGAGCGCATCAAGGCTTTGAGGGCAAGAAGTAAAGCCAGTGTGAAGAAAAACGTGGCAGAGCGTGAGGCCTTGAAGAAAAGCCTTCAGATTACACCAGCTCAGAGGCGAAGGCTTGAAGGAGATCCAGGTCCAACTCCATCCACATTTGGGTTGACTGGCAGAAAGATCAAGCTTGGTCCACTGGCCAGAGCCAAGGCGAATCAAGCCAAGAACCTCAAGAAGGCGAACCTGATACTTCAGTCCAAGGGGGCAGCTCCTGGACAAAAGAGGGCGATAGGTGAGCCATTTAAGCGAGTTGTCCCTGATCCCAAGACTGGATTATTGCCGAGACTTCCACCGAGTGATGCAACTCTCCAACGCAAGCTGGATGTATTGAGGAAAGCTGGGCGTAAAGGCCCTGTGAGTAAGCGGACGGGTCTTCCTTTAAAACTTGACGGCAAGAAACTTGTCGGTAAGATCAAGGTGCCAATTAAGAAGAAGAACATGTCACCTGCGGCAATTAAGAAGCGGATCCTGGCAGGTGAGCGCGTGTCAGAGAGGGAGAACAAGATATTTGACAAGGCATTCCCCAATAAGGCTCAGATTAAGGCTCGTAAGGCAAAGGCTGCATTCAAGAAAAAGACACCAGAGCAAAAGCGCAAGATACTGAACAAGCAAGCAAGAGATCGACGAGCAGATGGACAAGGCAGTCCTGGTACAGGATCAGGCGGAACATTTGAATAGGAGATCATAATGGCACGCAAGACAAGTCTGAAGGAATCGACACGTAGGAAGGGTCAGCTGAGGATTGACCAGCAGGCTGCACTTCGTAGGCAAAGGAAGCGGAGGTTGGCTGATCCCAACTCTGTCCTTAGGGAGGGTGAAGCCACCCCAAAATCAGAGCTGGCCAAAGCCAGAAGCGACTTCAAAGCGGGGCTTATTTCAAAGGCGGCGTTTGATAGGGTAGCACGTGGCCAGAGACTCCCCAAAAAGAAGAAGAAAATTGACCCCAGCTCAGTAGTGAGAGAGGGTGAGGTGAACACCGTTGGTGGTGTAGCCAGACTGCTCAGACGTAAGCGCAAACAAAGAGAGGCGATATTTGAATGACAGTTGCAGAAGCACAGACTCCTGAAGTTATCATAGAGGAGCCATTCAAGTTAACGCATAAGCAAGATGAAGCGTTGACACTGATTGGGGCTGACGCTCTGTACTGTTTATTATTTGGAGGGAGTAGATCCACCAAGACATTTACAATCGTCCGGACTATCGTGTGGAGGGCTCTGGCTGTACCTAACAGTCGGCACGCCATTCTCCGGTTTCGGTTCTCACATGTCAAGAAGTCAATCGCAATGGATACCTTTCCGAAGGTGATGAAGCTGTGCTTTCCGGAGTGTCCCTTCAGGTTGAATAAGAGTGACTGGTGCATCACGTTTGGCAACGGTAGTGAGATATGGTTCGGTGGGCTTGACGATAAGGAACGGACTGAGAAGATTTTGGGCCTTGAGTACGCGTCTATCTTTTTGAATGAGTGCTCACAAATCTCCTATAATTCCTTCTTGATGATGGTGACCAGGCTGGCCCAGATGTGTCACTATGTCCGGAAGGGAGTGAAGAAGCAGTTACGACTCAAGATGTTCCTCGATGAGAATCCACCCACAAAGGGGCATTGGACTCATAAGTTGTTTGTTGATTTTAAGGAACCCGAGTCAAGTTCCATGTTGGAGGATCCGGAAAACTACTCAAGCCTTCTGATGAACCCTATCGACAACCTGGAGAATCTACCTGATTCATATATTCAGGCGCTCCAGAAGATGCCCAAGAGGAAGCGTGACCGGTTCTGGCTTGGCAAGTTTGCAGACGATTCAGAGAATGCGCTCTGGACTTCCGAGATGATTGAGAAGGCCAGAGTGACCACCATCCCAGAAGATGCTCTGCCATTCGTACGGATTGTGGTGGCTGTGGATCCATCTGGGGCTGGAGATACCGACAACGAGAACAATGATGAGATTGGCATCGGAGTATGTGCTTTGGGATCCGATGGTCTTGGGTATGTGCTGGAGGACCTGACTCTCCTGGCTGGGCCAAAGAAGTGGGGAGGGGTGGCTGCAAGCGCATACAATAGGCATAAAGCTGACCGAGTTGTAGGGGAGACGAACTATGGTGGAGCCATGGTTGAGTTTACGGTCAGAGCTGCCGACCCAAATATCTCCTATAAGGGGGTTAATGCTTCCAGGGGTAAGGTGGTGAGAGCCGAGCCGATCAGCGCGCTCACGGAATTAGGCAAGATCAAGTTTGTGGGCAGGTTTGACGAACTTGAGGACGAGCTGTGTTCATTCACCACAACCGGATATATTGGTGAGAAGTCTCCCAACCGAGCCGATTGGATGGTGTGGGGTATGACAGAGCTGTTTCCTGGTATGACCCAGCGTGATAAGAAGGAACGGAAGCCACTTACTATTCCAAGGAAAAAAAGGATTTAAACAATGGCTGATCAAACAGACCGACCAAGAACGAGCCCTAAAGGGGACTCAGGTGACAAGCTTGAGATCATGAAGCAGCGGATCAGTAATGATGCCGATCTTATGGAGGATCAGCGAGACAAGGCGAATGAGGATTTACGCTTTGTCAATGTTACTGGCGGCATGTGGGAGGGATTTCTGGAGAAAGAGTTTGATGAGCGCCGAGCCAAGATGGAGTTTGACCTGGTCAGCAACCATCTATTTCGATTTATGGGTGAGTGGAACCAAAACCGGCAGGGTGTCGATTATCGGCCTGATGATGATGAGACCAGCGATGATGATGCAGAGCTGATGAATGGGATTTATAGAGCTGACTTCAGGGATGGCTCTGGTAAGATCAGCGTGGATAACGCCGTTTATGAAACAGCCACATGCGGGTATGGAGCATACAAGCTGGCAACCAAGTTTGAGGATGAAGGTGATCCTGAGAATGATCGGCAGAGGATCGAATGGAGGCCTATTCAGAACGCATTCAACACCGTGTACTGGGATTCATCTGCTATCCGAGCAGATAAAAGAGATGCCAGATGGTGTACCGTGTTGACCGAATTCTCTGATGAGAGTTTTACAGAGGCGTTCCCAGGATTCAAGCCGTCCAGCGCATATGTACCTGATACCCAGCGGTACCTTAATTTCAACCACCATAGTAATGGAGTCAACTCACCCATTTATATAGCTACCTCCTATGAAATAATCAGGAAAAAGGAGTCGGTTTTTGTCTATGAAAATCTGGTGGAAGGCGAAGTTGAGGTCTACAGCAAGAAGGAGCACCTGTTATTTGAGGATGAACTCAAGGCTGATGAAAATAGAAAGTTTGTAAACGAGCGCAAGATTACAGTCCAGCATGTTGAAAAGAGAATCTTCAGCGGTGATAATTTTCTGAAGCCTGTCAAGATCATTACTGGCAAGTGGATCCCTATCATCCCAATGTATGGATTCCGGGCTTATGTCGACGGGGCCGAATGGTACAAGGGCTTGGTCAGACCGTTGAAGGATGCATCCCGGTTGTTCAATATGCATATGAATAAGCTGGCTGAGAATGCTGCAAGCAATGGCCAGAAGATCCCAATTTTTGACCCGGATCAGATGAACGACCAGATCGCCGAGGGATGGGCGGACTTGAATAACGCACCGTTTGTATTGGCTGAAAGCCTGAAAGATGAAGATGGCAAGATTGTCCATCAAGGGCCATTAGGCTTTCTGGATCCAGGGAGTTTGGATCCTAATACAGCTGCATCGATGCAAGCTTTGATCCAGTTTATTCAAGAGACAACTGGCGGAATGCCTAAAGATACCATGGACCCCAACGCCTCAGGTAAGGCGCTCAGGGCTATGAAGAAGCGGGAGAACCTAAACACCCAGCCCTTGCAAGATAATATCAATCTGGCTATTGAGTGGAGTGGTGTTGTATTCCAGAGCATGGCCTCTGAGATTTATAATCAGGAGCAGATGGTCAGGACCATTGGAATAGATGGCACAGAAGGGCGCGAGCAATTATTAAAGATAGTACTGGATGAGAAATCTGGCAAGTTTGTCCGATCCAATAACCTGAGAGGCAAGAAGTTCCGAGCATATTCGGACATCGGTCCGCAGTATGAATCATTAAGGGAAGAAAGCGTTGAAACTCTCAAGATGATGGGTGATTTTCTCAAGGAGACCCCAGCTGGACAACAGTACATCGGGCCTATTATCTTCACCATCCTGGATAATATGGAAGGCGTAGGACTTGGACCACTCAAGGACATTAACCGAAAGAATATGATCATGCAGGGTCTCAAGAAACCGGAGACCGATGAAGAAAAACAAATGCTGGCACAGGCAGCGCAACCGAAGCCGGATCCACAAGCCCAGCTGATGGCTGGATTGACAGAACAAGCCACAGCAACGGCTGAGAAGGAGCGTGCTGAAGCCAGAAATCTTGATAGTGATAGTATTGACAACGTGGCTTCCGCTCGGAAGAAGGCTGCTGAGACGGCCAAAATAGTGTCTGAGACCAAGCAAGGGGAAGCCAAGACATTTGTGCAGTTAAGGAAGGAAGCATTTGAACTTGCAAGGTCATTGCCATTTCAAGGTGGTGCACCTCAATAAGTAAAGGATCAATAAAATGCCTAAACATACAGCTGTAAAGAGGGCGTTGAATAGGAAGCGAGCTGCAGCAATACGGAAACCTAAAACGCCCATCAGAAAGAAAACCATATCTGGTCTGGCCAGAAACGCTGCGGCACGACCACGACAACGAAGGAGGTAGTTATGTCATCAGGTGCGTTGATTACCGATGGAGTCCCTAAAAAAGCCAAGCGAGTGACAGGTGAAAAGAAGCAAATGAAAGCGTTGAAGGATTTGCAAGATGTCAATATGGCTATTGAAAAGAGACAAAAGACATTGGACCAACGCTTTGAGGTATCCAGTAAGTTATTTGACAAGCGTAGGAAACTTCAAGAGCAACTGGGTATCTGATGGATGACTATCTTGAAAGGCTGAAACAGCAAAAGATTGACGCCTTCAAATTAGCCGACTCCCGGTTGAAGGCCCGTATCAGGCACAGGGCCGACGAATTGCAAGGGTCCAAGCCTTTGCCCCGGTATTTGCTCCGGGCGTTGGAGTCGGCTGATCTTGGGAGAATCGAGGCTTGCATTGACAAGGCGATGGGTGAGGGATGGACAGAAGAGGAAATGACCTTATCCCTGGATGTTATCAAGGCACACGTCAAAAATATAGTTGAACAATAGTTTACCGGAACTTTAAACCGGGGGGCCATTTGGCCACACTCTAAACACCATTTGAGAGGTAAAATCATGGGCGAAGAAAATGCGGATACAAAAAACAAGAAGGACGAAGCTGATGAGAGCGAAGGCAAGCCAACCATAACCCTGGATGAAGGCGACGGCAATGACGATGAAGCCGGAGACGATGAAGGGGATGGGGAAGGCGAAGCTGGAGACGAATCGGAAGGTGATGATGATTCCGGCGAAGGCGACGGTCAAGACGGAGACAAAGACACCGATGAAGTCCAGATTGTTCGTGAAGGGGAGACGCAAGCCCCAGCAGGTACGCCAAGAGGGTTTTTAAAGCGAATCAACAAGTTGAATGGAAGGGTTGATGCGGCAAAGGGTGAGACAGACCAATACAGGGAACGCAATCTACATTTAGAGGACATCAATAAGGTCCAAAAGATGAGGATTGAGCAACTGGAAGGTCAGCCAAAACCTGAATCTTTAGTTAAACCGGATCCGGAAAAGTTTGATGAGGGTGTTTATGATAAGGAGTACATAAAAGCCTTTGATGAATACCAAGACAAGAAACTTGACGCCCGTTTTGATGAGAGGATAGCCAAGCAGACCAAACAGACCTCCGTGACCAGTGACCAATCGGCGCTGGCTCTGAAACTTCGCCAACGGCAAGAAGCCCATATTGAACGGGCTCAAAAGTTGAAGGTGAAGGATTATGAAGAAACGGAGGATGTTACGCTTTCCATTATGGGTCATGATAAGGTCAATCACATTATCTTGGCATTGCCAGATAAAACCGAGCTGATCATGTACTACCTGGGCAAAAACCCAGACGTGGCTCATAAATATTCAGCTATGTTGGAGACAGAACCCATCAGGGCGTTAATTGAATTGGGCGGGATTTTATCTGAGATTAAGGTAAAGCCCAGCTCAAAGAAAACCCGGAAAGAGCCCGATGAGGATTTGGAGGGCGGCAATCTACCGCGTGACAAAAAGAAGCGGGGTCCGAAAGGGGCAACCTTCACATAAAGGGCCGGGGGTATGAAACCCCGGCGTTTGCATAATGGCTAATTCATTTGAAAGCAATTTTACTCGAATGCTGGCACGGGTGTTCTTGGAGAAATTTGAATCCGCAAGGGTTCTCTCCAAGAATGTAGACACCCAGTTGCTGGCTGGTAAATTTGCACCCAATACTGGGGACACCGTGGACTTTAAACGGCCCACGGACTATGTCAGCCGACGTACCGCAACTGGTGATGTTTCTTCCGGTGCTCTGAAATCGGACATTATCACGGGTAAGGCTTCTGGTGTAGTCCAGGATTATTTCACTGTATTTGTCGATTATGACG